CGAGTTAATTCCTTTTTCGTATTTTGAAAATTCATATTTTTGTGGAACTAATTTTGTTAAGTCGGCTGTTCTTTTAACTTGTTCTCCATATTCATCAATGAAATAAAAATCATAATCTTTACCATAAGCCAATACTCTTGCTCCAACTAATACAGCATTTTTATCACCAACTAATAAATCATTGTAATCAATTGTTTTATCAACGATTAGTGATTCTAATAGTTTGTCTAATGCTTTTCCTTGTTGAACTAAGTTTGCAGATGTAAGAATATCTTCATCTCGTGCAGTCATATATCTCATTTCTATTTTACCACTTGACAATGGATTGTCTTCTGGATAGAAATGTCCCTTAGACGGCAAATCAATGATTTCCGTAGGAAATTTATTTTGTGTCATTATTACTCCTTTTGTTTAAAACCTTTTAAATAACTATATTATTTTTTACCACTAAAGATTTTTTCAGCACCTGCGATACCAAAACAACCTAATGTGATAATAACAAATGAATTATAAATAAATTCTTGAATTACTAATTCACTTCCAAAAGCACCAGTAATCATATCAACTAAACTTGTTAATGTCATTACTGCGAAAGACATAAAACCAATTATTGATTTTTCATTGTATTCATTTTTATCTTTAAATATTTCACTAAATCCCATTTTTTTTCTCCTTAGAATTGTAGAATTGCATAATCATATTTTAGAGTTAATGCAATTTCAACTGGGTCTGATGTTGCGTAATCCAATGCTCCAAAGTTTGCTGCTTCAATGTAAGCACCTTTTAAAGTCCACTCCTCAACAATATCTCCGACTGGTCCTAATAGATTAAATGTGATATCTTTTTTGTAGAAATCAGAATAACCTTGACGACCTGTTACTGATTCGTGATGTTCTCTAATCCACTCCATTACTCCTTGAGCGGCTGATGGAACTACTGGGTCATAAAGAGTAATTTCTAATGGTTGCCAAGCACCTTTACCTTTCACATATCTTTTAACATTAATGTGTTCCAAGATAACTTCATCAAATTGAATAGAAGGTCTATTCATTGCTTTGATTGTGAAGGCTGGTATACCTTCGATATACATAATGAACCTATTTTGTGTTTTAGGTTCAAAAGGTGTAAACATAATTTCTGATGGGTCTAATAGTTCAGCCATTATAAATTTCTCCGTGTTTTATATTCAATAATAAATATAACGAAATGAAAAAAATGATTAAATATATTTGATTATGTTTTGAAAGTTTTTTGAAAGTTTTTAGATTAAAAAAAACCCCACTAAAAAGTGGGGTCTTTTTCAGTTATTAACTATTATTCAGGGAAAGTTGCACCTGTTGGTTGAACTACGAAGTCTAATACGATAAACTCTGCTGTTCTTGTTGGTTGAATAAATATCTGTCCTATTAGACGATTTCTGTCGATTTCGTCAGGAGTGTTATTTGTATCATCCATAACCACTCTAAATGCACTTAAACCACTATTTGACTGAACATCTTCTAAGAAAGGATTAACAACATTTAAGAAACGATTTCTTGTTGCTGTTGTGTTCTGTTCAAATACTAAGAAACGAGAAGTTGATGCGATAAATTTCTTTAATGCAATCAATAATCTTCTTACATTTACTCTGTCTAATGCACTTGGTTTTCCTTGTAGAGTTTTTTGACCAAACACCACTACACCCTGTCCAGGGAAAGTAGCGATTGGATTAACTCTATTTTCATACAACTTATCTCTTTCACTATGAGTTAGTCTTGTTTTTGCTTCTAACACATCTGTTAGACCACCACGATTTAGACCTGCTGGAGCGAACCATTCAAAGGCTACCTCGTCATTGAATGCAATAACACCAGGTAAAACTACTGAAGGTGGCACCCAAGTTGGTCTGTTTGTGGTTTCGTCAAGAACTTTAACCCACGGGTAATAAGTTGCAACATAGTTTGAATCTAATGTTTTCACATTGTCAATCGCCGTATCTACTGAATCACTATATTGTGCAGCGTCAAGAATTAAGAAAGTATCTGCTCTATCTTCTGTTTTGTTTATTGCGTGATTTGTTACCGTAGAGTGAATTGAGTGAATTACACCAGGTAATACCATCATATTGATATCAAACTCATCTGGATTTGATACAGCGTTAATAGCTCGTTTGTAAACAACCGAACCACTACCTGCTGAAGTGTTTAAGTCAAATCCTTGTGTGTTTGTTCCTGATATATCTGTTCCAACAGCGTAGTGAGTTGCTGGACTCTGTCCATCAAATCCCCATTGGAAAGGAACTGCAAACTTTCTTTGTTCAATTGCTGAACCAGAAAGTGTTAATAGTTCTGTTTGTCCTGCATAGTTTGTTGAAACGGCTGTTGCTCCGTCAGAACCAAACATATTTTCCAATGACATAGTTACATTACTACCTTGATTTGCTCCACCACTACCTTGTGATATTGGTGATAAATATTCTCTATTGTTTAGATTACTAAAATCAAATCCATAGAAAGTATTTTGGTCAAAGTCTGCAACTGATGAACTTTGGTTTGATTTGAACGACGCAGTTACTATTGTTGTTGCTGCTGTTGTTGATGAATAATATGGAACATATAATTTGTTAAATCCAAAAGGCACCACAGTAGTTGGATAAGTTTCTAAATCTGAAAAATCTCCTACTCTAATGTGTTTACTTTTGTTTGGATAATCACCATAGTAAGTTAATTTACCATTTGAATCTATTTCTACAAATCTATCACCGATTACTCTTGCGAAATAATTTGTTGAAGTTGGGTCAAATGTTAAGTTGTCAAATTGTTCCATTACTGAATCATCACTTGCTCTTGATGAGTCATTGTTGTAATTTACTGAACGAACTTGTAGTGAGAAAGTTCCATAATCAGAACCAGCTACACTACCAGCATCTTTTACATTTAAAATATTAACTTTGAAATGTTGATTAACATCACTTCCGTGAGAACGAGTGTAAACTCTAAATAAACTATATCTTGAACCACCAACATTTTGTGATTGTATCATTGGTGTTCTAGCGTATGAATAATCAGAATTTGCTGTCCAAGTACCTGCTGTTCCGTCTGCATTAAATCCAGTTGCTCCACCTTGATGGTCAAGTCCTGCTGATTCGTATGATGCAGTTACAAAACTACCTGTAATTTTTCCTGTAATATCTCCGTGAAATGATTTAAAGTTTTTATACAAATATACTGGTTCAGTATTGTTTTGTGGGTCACTTGGTATTAACTTATCAATATAAGATTCACTACCTGTGTCAAAAGAAATTGTTTTGTTCATTGTTGTTGAACCAGAAATTTCTATTAAAGAAGCTGTTAAAGGTGCTACGATTTGGTCAACTTGACCATCACTAACATTACCACCTGTAATACCACCAAGTCTTGTAGGTGCTAGGATAGCAAGAGTTTTTCCAAATAGTTCTGGATAACCATTTGTTCCTGCGGCGTCAGCACCACCAACACTTGCTAAAGAACCAGTAGTTTTTAGTGTAAGAACATCTGCACTATAACCACCTATTCCAAGAACTCTAACAATTGTTACTGTACCAGCAGATTTTAAGTATTGTTTAGCCGTGTAAGGGACATAAAAACGAGAATCTAAAGTTCCAAATACTTCCTCAAACTCACTAAAATTACTGATAATTGTTGGTGTAAACGCTGGGCCTTTTTTAGTAGGGCCGATTAATACAGCACCAATTTCAGAAATTCCTTGTGGTAAGAAAGATAGGTCTTTTTCTCGTGTAAATACACCAGGGCTAACGATTCTTTCTGCCATTATTTTTCTCCGATTGGTTGAAATTAAAACTAATAATAAATATCAGCTTAAAATCTCAAAAGTGTTATACGATACTAATTATTTTTTGTTGTTTTCAGTTTCTTCAGCACTAATTGGTGTGTATTCACCTGTTTGTGGATTTAAAGAACCTGGGCCATATTTTTCAGTTAGAGATTGAACTAATTCAGTTGCTTTTTGACGATTATCGTCCCACGCTTTTTCCAACGCTTCTTCTGATTGTTCTAATGAATCCATTTGTCTCATTAAATTCATTTTACTAACTTTTAATGACCAAACTGAGTTGAAATACCTGCATAAGTATTTTGTAACTCTTGTAATGATTGAAGTTCTTCTTCAGAAAATTTTAC